ACCTTGCTCATTTCCTCTCTAGAAGGTCTCTTACCTTTAGCTGCGTAACCTCCATTTGCAAGCGCCCGACCGATCGCGCTAGTCTCGCAATTTTCCAGCGCTGAAGTTGAATTAACACCGCGGTCAGTAACCTTCTCCTCAGCGTATCCGGTTGAAAACGCCACGCTATCTGCGAAAGTTCTATATAAGTATGCTTTAACAATGAATCGATCATTCTGAAAACTCTCCAATTCTGTGCTTATACGGAAGTCTGGAAAGTCCTTTATGAACTTTTCTAGACGGGTTTCGACTGTCTCGTAATCTGCCAAATTAAACACTTGGTAACTCCTCTTGTTTCATTAGATACTCGGTTTGTTCCGGTAATGACCAAACAGTACCGTCTGCCCATGTCTGCACCTCGATGGCGCAGCTATTGCAATAATGACGGCGTGTGCCTTGGCTTCGTGGATGGTTGCTTACAACTGTGTAACTTGCTGGCTTTTGCCCAAGCGTTGAATTAGTGCCAAATCTGACTTTGCAGTAATCGCACCAAACGCCTGGGGCTGCCTTAATAACTGTCAAGGTCACTCCAATCAGTTGATGCAATCTGTCCAGCGAGCGCAATGTATGCTGCGCCGTCCTTGTAACTGTCTGCGTGCTGGCTTGTCTCTTGTAAGCGTGAGATTTTGACAAGAGCCATACAGATTGCGACTTCGTGAGGCTCGATGTTACGTTCAAGGTAGGCTGACCAGAGTTTGGCAATTCGAAGGTGATTGAGAGCTGCCAAGCCGTAATCTTTGCCTCGGTCTTGGATGAGGTCTTTTGCTTCGTCAAGGATGTCATTAGCGCGCATTAACACTCACGCGCTGACTGATCTTGCCAACTGCCAAGCCTTCGCGCTTGCCTTCCTGAAAGCCTTTGCCCCAACCGACAATAAACCATAAAACGTTTGCTATTAGTAATAAAACAATTACTGGTACTTGTAAATCCATTTTGTTACTCCCGATTCCGTAGCCTGGGTTGGCTACTGGATTACGGTCTCATACTTGGCAGACAATTACACGTTTATTTTGATAACGAAACGGTAACGATTTAGCCCCAGCGTTTGCCTTGGTAAATAAATGAGCCGTCTTTAGGATCGATTGGAATCAGTTCAGGCGTGAATCGCTTGCCGTGTAACGTGCCAACAACAAAGCCCATTTGCCAATTGGCATAACCCTTTGTATAGCCCATTCCAGGGCTTGAAAGATCGACGAGGTTTCCTACCTCAACACCCCACACAATGCGCCCATAACGCCCTCCAGAGGCTTCAGAATGGGCGCTAAGCCCTAGTCTATGGGTATGCCCTGACACGATTGATTTACCCATACGCATAGCGCCATTTAGGGCAGTTTGACCAGGCTTGTTTGATAGTGGAAAAGCGTCTCCGTGGCAAGTGTGCCAACCAGGAGCAAAATCAAATCCGTTTGGATGGTAGCGGATGCCCGCCTTGTCATAGCCCATGAACTTGTCATAACGCAGCTCTGGCAGGTTCATAAATGCCGGTAATCTGCGAGACAAAGACTTGTAAACACGCGCTCCATGATTGGAGCCAACAACATCAGTAACGCCAAGATATTCGAGAATCTCTAAAGTAAGTCTGCGATCCTCGTCGATGTTACCTTCAACTTCTTGCCATGGTTGGGCAAAGCCCCCAAGCTGCGGGAGATCGATTTCGTCTCCGATGCAAATGGTTTGGTGAGGCTTGTAAGCCCGTAAAAACTTGCCTAGATTTTTGACTGCTGCTTCATGAAAGAACGGTGCCTGAATATCTGAGATCCAAGCAATTCGTTTTACTGTCATTCGTCCTCGTCGTCGTCCTCGTAATCCCCAAACTTCTCGGGATCGATTGGGTCTGGCAAGATCCATCCAGGATAGGATTGAACGTCAGTTATCATGAACAACGCCAAACCCTCGTTAAAACCAGCCTTACGTAAGGATTTGTAATACTCATGCAAGCCAATGCAGTAAGCATCGAGTTTTGAGTAGCCTTGATCCTCTAGCGCTTTAGTTGATTTTCTTGCCATGTGGATAAGTGTCCCTTACTTTTTCAATAACTCCAAGATGTCCTCTTGGCGTGTCTCTATTCTTGCCAATCTGTCAGCGAGAGATGTTCCACCATTCGGCGTAAGAGTCCACAACCAACCGCGAACCAGATAACGCAAACCGCCAATAAATATAGCAAGCGTCGAGGCAATGGCGAGGATGAACCCAGCCCAATCATTTGCACTCACTTTTTCTTCGGAGTGGCGTAACCAAACACGCCAGATAGTACTGAGAACAAGATTGCACGATAGTCGAGCGAGAAGTTAGTTCCCGCCCAAGCAGCTAGAAAAGCACCAGCGGTTAGGGCGTAAGGATTCTTTAGGTTCATATTTTGCCTCCTAGCATTGGGATTTGGTAAAACTCTGTAGCATTGTCTGCGCCTTTTTGAAACGAGACATGAAGATGTTTGATATGCGGGTTAATGCCTTTGTATGTGCGCCATTTCCAACCGCGCTTTGCTGATGCAATTTTGCCGTTGAATATGATGTAACTAATTCGCTTAGGATGAGACTTGCCATAGAGTCGAATCTGATCCGCAAGATCGGGCATGAGATCAGGCTTTGACTTGCCGGATAAATCACGATCGATGTCGATGGCACGAACCCAACCCTGCTCATCAGGATTATGATCTGACTTGCGCGCAGAATGTCGTGTGTCGCCGATCCAGCCATCGCTAGTTCGATCTCGATCCGGGAAGGCATCATCAATCTGCTCCCTCAACTGAACGGCTGATTTACTTAAACGAGGTTTCATTAAATGCCCAAAGCAACCTTTAAATCATCAAGTGAAAGACCAACACTTGCCAACTTTTCAGAAATTGTAGGTTCTGGGGTTGATCCATCATGCGCTTCTAAAGCTGCTTCCGCTTGTGCCTTGGTGCAATCGCCTGAAACGATAAGAACACCATCACGGATAAATAACTCATAGCCAGTTTCATCTTTAAAAATGATAGAAGATAAAGGCTTGTTTGGAATGTCGAATGTGTGTTCCATAATTATGCTCCTAAATAACTGGCTGAGAAACGAGCGTAAGTGCCTGCTGTGCCTGCGTAATCTGTTTGAACCGCCATTTCTATGTAATCTCCGACTGCAAGATTAAGAACGACGGATGCGTTTAGACCAAAAGAATTACTGCCTTGATTCATAACGCGAACCATTTCAGTTCCTTCAAGACCTAGATTTACGCTTGCTCCGTTTTTGTACAATCTAGTGATTACATAACCAACACCTACGCCAACTCGCCAAACTTGATTGATCAAATACTTTCCTGCATAACCTGAAGGAATTGTGATTCTTGATGTGTTTGTTGAATTATCATGAAAAGTGTTTGTATCAAAATCTTCGGAAGTAAAGTTAAGAATGGAAATAACTCCGCTTGTGTAAGTAACATTTCCACCAGCGTTATAAACTGCACAACCAACAAAAGACGGGCTGGATGGTGAAGCCCACTTTAACCCTGTTGCCGCAGTAGAATCTGCCGTAAGGATTTGACCGTTGGTACCTACTGCAAGGCGAGCAGGTGTATCAGCTGCCGTTGCAGCGATTAAGTCGCCTTTAGCATCAACGATTGCGTTTTGAATTGCATTAGCATCATCAGATGTTACCCAAGTAAAGTCCATGTTGGCATTTGATGCCTTGGATAAAACTTGACCAGTTGTACCGCCTAGGAGATCGCCCATCGATGTATCGATTGCGTTGCCAAGTGTACGAATAGCGGCTGCGCCATCTTTTACGAGGTCTGTATCGTCCGGCTCTTCCCAGCCAAACAAGGGACTTGTTGCCATTTATTCTCCTTTTATCAGGCTACTATTGTAGCGTCAATCCATTCGAGGCTTGCGTTAATTGTGTTCCAGGTTTCAGCTGCATTTACTCGATCCCAACGGGTTGTCTGAATTGAGTAAGACGTAGGGCTGAGGTTCAGCGTAATCTGTAAACCGTTGTATGAGGCTTGAAAAGTCCATCCCTCGACAAAGCCCTGGAACGTGCCGTTGAGCATATTGCCAGGTAGGTTTGAGATATCAACTGGCAAGCCCATAAACACGTTAAGCAACGCGTCGCGGTCTGCATCATCGATCTCAGGGTTGCCCAATGGAAAACTGATTGACTTAAACTGAGCCTCTGGAAAGGCTCGGATGCCAAGATAGAAGTCTGCTTGCTCCTGAGCGTCTA